TAGAATACGACAGTCTTATTCTGGTGAAACTGGTAATACGAGCAGAAATCATCAATGAGAGCCGGCAGTTTACGTTCGAACTTCACATAAAAGGATTTGAGCACGTTCAATCGTCTGCCAGACGGTTGACCTGCGACAATCCAGTTGATGTTCGCGTTATAGTCCATGCCGATGCAGATAGGGGCCAGCGGATTAATATCCCTGTCGGCTCTGCTATCCATTGAACATTGACCATTGACCATTGAGCATTGTTCATCGGCATAGAACGACTGTGCCACCTGATCCAGGTACTCAAAGTTAGAAGCATCATACTTGTGCTTCTCTCGCATAGAAGAGTAGAACCCATCCTTAGCGATGCCTATCCGCTGGCAGAGGATGGAAGTCTGAAAGGTCAGCGGCGTAAGGTCACGCTTCATCTGCCGGATGTAGTTCTCACCGAGCAGCTGCAGATTCTCGATGGAAGAATACTCCTTGTAGTATGTCGCCACAGAACGCAGCTGATTCAACTGTTTGTCCTTATGCCGCAACTGATAGACAAGAGCCTTCGGAACATCTTTCCCAGACTTCTTTAAGGCTTTCATGCGCTCCTTCAGCTTCCAGATGTCATAGATAAGCCCCTCGATGCCTCGAATCACCTCCACATCCATCTTATCCTTGTAGTGCAGGAACCACGACCCCTTCTGAGTTTGCGGCATATCCGAGAGAATAAGGATAGAGTGATTGCACGAATGCTTTCCGAAGTGCGACTTGATACCACCATTTGCCGGAAGCGTTTCCTCCTTCAGGCGATTGTAATCAATGAACTTCGCTTCGTCAATCAACAGCCATGAGAGGGTAAGCGAGTTAGAAGAGCCAGGCCTGTCCTGTGAGATAATCACAGCACAAGAGCCGTTATAGAAGGATATGACATGCTCATACTCCGCAGGCTCGATGATAGGCTTGGCAAATGTCTTAGGCGGCTTGCGTCCAATGACATAGTGAAGGCCCCTGATAAATCCCCATCTCTTCCAAGCCGCAAACAGCCCGGGCAGCGTGTTAGTCAGACCATGCTTGAATGTCGGTACCACGATGCCCCCAGTACTGCCAGGCATACGTTGCATGTTCCGCAGAACAAAGGGAGCGGCAATAGAGTCCGTCTTACCAGTACGGCGGCCAGCGACAATCACAGAGATATTGGCTCCGATAAGCTGAGTGAGCCTTTGCGGCTTGTTGAAATAGACCTTATTCATGGAAATGAAGAATTAAGAATGAAGAGTGAAGAATTTGCTACCGCCTTCAATGGTCAATGGTCAATGGTAAATGGTTTTTCAGGTGGACAAAATGCGTTTGAGGTCGTTAAAAAAATCTACAATTTATTGTTGATTCCGCAGAAGAAAACAGGATTTTTCCCAAGGGAGTGCAGCAAGTTCTTCATGGCAAGGATAGTTGAGCCAGTGGTAACGAAGTCATCAAACACAATCACATTGTGCTCGATGGGGATGTTGTTTGCATCGTATACAGCTCCCACACGTTGCTTAGAGCGACAATGCGCACAGTCATAGTAGAACGGAATGCCCAATGCTTCGCCAAGCTTCTCAGCGATGCGCGAAGCAAAGTTCCGTTCAAGATGCCTTCGCATCGGAGTAGTGACAATCGCCCAATCTCCAGATGAGAGATTGTACCCAATCATCTCCTGGATGACTGGCAGCAGATTCTCAGAGAAGAAGGGCACCATTGCATCATCCGATTTGATTTCTGTGAGTGTTTTGCCGAACACAGACTTCTGCCAAATCGTAATGAAGTTCGTAGAAGCCCGACGTGTTAGACGCAGGTGGTATTGAAAATCACACCTTGCTTCCAGCGACTTGTCCCAAGCTTTTCGTTCTTTTGGCGAAAAGATGTCCTTGCCTTCAGCACTGTCATCAGAGATTGTTATATCAGGCATGACAGGCACAGGAATATCCGCAGTCAGCGAAGCAATGTCTGCAGGAGTAGGTATTTCAGAAGTAAGTTCTTCTATCATTGAACATTGACCATTGACCATTGACCATTTTGTAATCAAAAACGCCCGAAGATGCGAGAGCACATCCCCGGGCGCAAACACGAAGAAAACGCACGAACCGACAGAAAGCTATTATGGAAAGCGACTAATCGTCATACGGGATACAGTTGATGGGACCATCCTCAGTGTCGAGGATGCCAACATAGAAGGGAGCAGGTGTTTCGTCCGTAGCCTCCACGTTGATAGTGGTGGCGACAGTACCAGTGGGGCCCTGGCCATTGTCCTGTGTGACAGTTGTCTTGGTGACCCACTTCTCGCTGCCTACTACGCGATACCATCCCTTGGTGTCCTCTACGATGAACACATTGTCGCTGTTGTTCAAGTAGCAGGCAGCAGCCGAAGCTTCTGTACCGACACCAGGATGCACGGCAACCAGCTTGTTGAGCTGTGTCTGGCATGGCAGTTCACCCTGAGCCTCGGAAGTCAGTTGCGACTTATCCGGCAGGATGTCGATATACTTCCAATGGGCATCAGCAACGAGCGTGAAATTGCCTGTCAGAACAGCCGTTTTCGCTCTGTAGTTGTCATCGCGATTGAAAGGCGGCCACTGAGCGATCTGGTCCTTCGAGATGTAGTAGATGCGCCTGCGAATGCCGGGCAGTTCAGGAATGCCCATGCACCAAGCGAGCGACTTTTGGAAAGGAGTGCAATTTTGTGGCATGACTTATAGAGTTAAGAATTAAGAGTTAAGAGTTAAAGATTAGAGAATCATTTCATCTGATGGTCAGTAATATCATTGACATCCAAGATGAACCAAATCTCATCATTATTACCAACACGCTTGTTGACCATCACGGTTGTAGGAGCAGGCACATCGCCTCTCCATACAGCTTCAGAGCCATCAGCGTTCATCAATGCAATAGACTCAGTGACATTGTCAGTGCGCACTTTGATTTGCTGCATGTTCTCACCAGTGAAGTTGATTGTTCTCAATGGCCCATGAATGCTCACTTCACCACTAGCGACATTGTACTCCAGTCCATTGATGGTGACGACGTTGTCATATACAGGAACCACTTCAGGGTCATCGGAATCATCGAACATTTCCCCTTGGACGTCGCCGTCCTCAGTTTCGATGATGCCCATATAGAAGGGCGAAGGTACCTCGTCCGGCGCTTCCACGTTGATAGTGGTAGAAGTGTTTCCAGTAGGCCCCTGGCCATTGTCCTGTGTGACAGTTGTCTTGGTGAACCACTTCCTGCATCCCACAACGCGGAAGAAGCCCTTCATGTCTTCAACGAGGAACACATTGTCGCTGTTGTTGAGATAGCAGGCGGCAGCAGACGCTTCAGGACTCAAGCCAGGGAACACAGCCACCAGTTTGTTCAACTGCGTCTGTGATGGCAGTTCACCTTGTGGCTCCGAAGTCAGCTGCGACTTCTCAGGCAGGACATCGATATACTTCCACTTAGCATCAGCAACGAGGACGAAATCACCACTGTAGGCAGCCTTCTTAGCTCTACGATTATAATAATCGCGGATGTAAGAAGGCCACACGGCAATCTGGTCCTTCGAGATGTAATAAATCCGCTTGCGGATGCCGGGCAGCTCAGGCGTACCCATGCACCACGCAAGCGATTTCTGAAGAGGAGAGCAGTTAGGCATAACAGAATGATTGAAAATTGAAGATTGAAAATTGAAGATTGAAATTCTACACTTATCAATCAGCCAGTTCAATCACCTTGAAGCGGCGTTTGTCGATAGACTCGAACTGCACGCCGAAGAACATGGTAGCGAAGTAGGAGAGGATGAACGGCTCGTACTCCTTGACCATAACGGTCTCCAGGTCACTCATCTGGTCATATCCCACAAGCATGTTCATCTTGGGGCAGATGTGGATATACTTAGAGCCGTTTTTGTTGTAGAGAGGTACGAGGTGCAGACGGCCATTGGAGCCTTCTACAGTGTCCTGACCATACTTTGTGTTGTAGTTGATGCCGCCATGCGTGAGCAGATAGCTCTCGTTATAGGCATCAGCGAACTCCTGTGTGCAGAACATATAGAGGTCCTGAGAGCGCAGTCGCGGGTCAAGAGAGAAAAGGATTTCCTTCGCCACATCCACCGCATTGTCGTTGGTGATGGCATCGGTGAGCTTCATGTAATTGCCCTCAGAAGCGGCAATTGCACCTG